TTTTATCATTGACCTTGTGTAAATTTAATCCAATCGATAGCTGCTCGTATGTTCCATGCTCTATTTCCAATAATTTTAACAACGTGTTCTAGATATGATATTTTTTCTTTATATAATTCAACTTTATTTCCTAGTTCAATTACCTCAGAATCGCTTTCTATAAATCTATCTAGATCTACACGAAGAAGAGCAAGATCAAAAGATTCCCATTCTAATTCTTTCATCTGTTCTTCTGACATTTTTCCAGAATAGTATAACCACTTATTCTTTCTTAAAACTTTTAATGTAGATTCATATCGTTTGAATATTAACTTTTCATCCAATAGAATGGAAAGGTATTTGTTATGAATTTGTGGGGTGTTTAAACTCTCTGAATCTAGAGCAGAAGGATCGATCTTCATATCCTTCTCCACCATTTTTTTAATTTCTTCTAAAGATATAGCCATATGTGAATCATACCATAAAAATTTCAAATATCAACTAGTCGGCATAGTTTCTACATCATAATATGTGTATGTAAATGTTGCAGAAGCGGCAATGACTTCCGAATCTGGCGCAGTAGAATCAAACTCTATTGCAGAAAGTTGAGTTGGAAATACATCATAAAATTTTACCTGCAATACTGGAGCATATGCACTAGATAATATATGCAATACTGCACTCGCAGTTTTTTGTTTCTCTGATAATATATCAGATATTGCATAGGTATCTGTAGAAAGATCTCGAATCCAATTATAAATTTCTAACCAATTCTTCATATCTTCGTCCACAACAAATCCAATAGTGAGATCACCAAATATATGTCTAGTACCAGGCCTACGAATATCAATGGCGGTCGGATTTGCTTGTAAAGAAATGCCTGTGGATATATCTGGTATGTTAGCTCTTTGACAAAAATATGTTAATGATGGACATCTATTCATAATAAACAAAAACTTATTGTTTGTTAACTTGTTTTTGTTTGTTGGTTGAAATTCTGTGGTAGATAACATATCACCAGGCAGTTGATTTCTAATAGATGCAGGCAGAGAATTTAAATATTCGATATAGTTCGTAGCCATACTAGTATTTATAAAAAGAAAACCGAGAGGTTTTATCCTCTCGGTCTCTTAAATCTTATCTGTACTATTCAGTTATCAGCCCTGAAAGTATCCACCAGTTTGACCGTGGAGATTGGTGATTTGGAAGATTCGGTAGTAAACATTGCTGTTCGTATCCAAACCATCACCTGAAGTGATCGCTGTTCGTCCCTTACCGAAAGGATTTGCTACCATACCGTAGCGAGTCTTGAATCCGATCTTTGGTTGGAAAGTGTCCTGATTCACTGCACGAACCATTTGCAATGGAACGTAAGGGCAGTAGAAGAAACCAGCATCGTAAGGCGATGTACCCTTATATCCGACGACTGCGAAGTTTGTTCCTGAGGCGACGAAAGGATCAATATAGACCTTAGTCTTACCGTTGAGAACACCTGCGAAGACGTTACCCGTATCATCAACATTCATGTTGACGTTAAGAGCAGGAGACAAGTTAAGGAATCCACCCATGGCGAGTGCACTTGCAACGTCTGCGGAGCAGATCATGAAGTTACCCTTACCACGACGAGTTTCCTTTGCAATCACGTTAGATTCACGTTCGATTTGGAACATGAGACCACGGAAGCGTTCTGCAGACCATCGTCCGTCAGAATCTGAAAGGATGTCGTACTTACCACCAGCACCTGAACTATAGTTCGCAAGATCTGATTGTAAGCAACCAGTCTTTGCAATCTTGTACATGGAACGGATGATTTCGCGATTGATTTCGTTGAGAATTTCGGTGCTAAGAATATTAGCAAGTTCTGATTCTGCATCGAGACCATGAACTGCCTTCAAGTCTTGGGCGAGTTCAGTTGTGTATTCTGCTTTGAGTGCACGAGTCTTTGCTTCGACTGCGATACGCTCGATGCTGAATGCCATTTGAGCGAATTGCTGTCCACCACCAAGATCTTCTCCTGTTGCGGTCAACATACCACGGAACGCACCCAATGGATCTCCACCTTGTGGATTAGTCGCTGAAGCATTGGTTGGCCAAGTGCCTCTAGAAGGCCAGTTATCTTGCGCAGCTGCGGATCCACCGACTGGATTTACGAGATGAGTTGCGCCAGCACCAGTCGTACCCGAAGCACCAGAGAACTGGGCCCATGGTTCGTCGAACTGTGCTTCGTAGCCGCTTTGACTGTCGTAACGTGAACGCATCGCAAAGATGAGTCCCGTTGGAGCAGTCATCGGTTGAACGCCACAGATGTCGTATGCGACAACGTTAGGCATTGCACGACGAACAAGACTGATCAGAATTGGATCATATCCTGCGAGTGCGCCTGTACTGGCCATACCACTTTGGTTGGCGACTGAGAATCCGCCACCCATCGCATTGACTGGGGCAGTTTCTGAGAGGTACTGGGATTCACATGCATTCTTCTGGTTTTCCAAAAGAACTGCAGTTACTCGCTTCTTGTGCATATCGTCGATTGACGTAAGTTCATTATGCTCAAGAATCGGGCTCCATTTTTCTACTAATGTGTCGTACGGTGTAATTGAATTAAAATCCATATCATTCTCCTTGTTGTATTTTATATATGATTTCTTTATTTTTGACGCAGGCTATTATTGGTCAACTTAAGTTGATTGCTAATTGTTCGTGAATACGCTTCCATCAAAGGATCTGATCCAGATGGTTTGGTGTTTGGGTTCGTGGTTTCTTCTTCGTTTGAAGTCAAGAATCTTGATCCACTGTTATTGAAGTAAGATTCTCTGAGAATCTGCACCTTTTTAACATATTGTTCGGTAGTGTTGAAGTCTAAATTTTCGGTCAACTTTGCTAATTTTTCAACTTCTGTATCGGCAAGGCCGCTCGAAAGTTCGATAAAGGCACCAGCACATTCGTGTGCAATAATACGATTCTTGAGATCAATATTTTCTGCAAGAATGTTATTTGCCTTTGCTTCAAGATCACTATTGGTGGTAAAGAGTTCATCAAGAACATCATATTTTTCTTCTGGAACGTCGATGAAACTATTTTCGAATAGTTCCTTGAGTCCCATTATGAAATTCTCTGCGATTTCCGTCTTAAATCCACCTTCTACTGCGAGTTTATTATCGGTCATCCATTCTTCGACAACATACGAAAGATAATCATTCATTTGTTCCGTGAGTGTTTCAGCGATTTCTTGAACCTTTTCGCTGATAATTTCTTGGGATGCTTCGAGGATTGCTTCTTCCATCAAAGATGCCTTTTCATTAAGGGCAGATTCAAAGATTACTTTGAAATTCTCGACAAATTCTGGGGAAGCATTACTTCCTTCAAAAAGAGCACCAAGAGTATCAGAAATATCTACTTCTAGATTTTCGTTCTTTTGTTCGGATTCACCTTCATTGTTCGGATCTTCACTTCGAACAGAAGTCTCTTGTGAAGCTCCTCCTGGTCTTAGGGATGCACGATTTTGTGCAGAATAATCTGTAGTTTCCAAGGTTCCAAGGTGGTCACCTTTTCCTGATGCATCCTTATATAATTTGCTGATTTCTGAATTAAAGTTTGACATATTTTTTGTTCTCCATGTTTATGTATATTAAAGTCTTCTAGTGGTATATATAATTATCAACATTTCGCTTATTTGGTCATTTTATCTTAGGTTCTTTATGGGTTTTATCATGAATAGTAGCAAATTTTCGCGGTGCTCTAGAAGTAGACACTCTTCCAGTCTGTTTATTTAATGTGGTGACCACTCCACTCCTTCTAGCAGTCCCATCATTAGCTAATCGTTTCATATGTCTTTGATTTAATTGATCTATTATTCCCATTGCACTATAGTCACCTGTGGATAATTTCTTTTGAACCTGAGTCGCAATTTGTGATGGTAATGTTTTAGCTCCGTTCCAAATATCTCTACCCACAGTTTTTAAAAAATCACCAACAGCACCTTCTTGAATATTTTCATTTAATTTAGTGTTTAATTTATTTTTATAATATTCTTTTAGATTCATGGTGTTGGTTTCTTTGGATTAAAATATGTGTCGATTTTACTGGCAAGTTCTCCTAACTTAGAATTTTTTAATTGTGCTTTAATCTGACCTCTAGTATTCTTTGGATCGCCAGAATTAAATGACTTAGCTA